ATCCGCGGCAACCTCGTATCTGGTCGACCGTGCCTCCGCCGATCCCATCCTCATCGATTATAATATTATTGTGATGTATTCCTTTTGCTGCAGCTAAAGACTTTATAAAGTCCGCAACTTCTGTGGTTGATTTCTTGCTTAGCTTATGGATCTCAGTAACTGTCAGACCGGACCATAACATTACAATTGTTTTATCTTTGCCATATCTTGCTATATCCGCGCTTATGTATTGTTTACCCTCCGGCAATTCATTAACAAATATTTCTACTATCTTATCGTAGTTTATTAAATTGTTCTTGCTATCGTCATATTCCCAATTCCCATAAAGTAACCTTTCTTTACTAAAATTGTCCAGTGTTTTTAATGACTCAATATAGTGTGAAGATATATTGCTATTATCAGTAGCTAAGGCTTGAATAAATGCCTTGTTATTAGCTAGTTTCCCTTCCTTAGACGGCTTGTAAAAGTTATTATAGACAAACCCCTTTGAAGGGTTACAAGTTCCTAATATCTTAGGTATTATATCAAAATCATTAAGTTTATACCTAATCCTTGACTTGACAATATTAAAAGCCTTTTCTGTTATCTGGTTGCACTCGTCAATAAAAGCGCCGGTAATTTCCAACGATCCTAATTCGTCGAAGTTCGGATCAGACGGGTATAAAAATAGATCCTTTAAATATATTGCCGATCCGTTTGAAAAGGTTATAATATTACTTTGCGCGTTGTATTTGTAATGTGTTCCGGATCTTAGCCCTTGTAACTTACAAATATCGTAGAAACTATTTAAGGTCGTATCCTTTAAAGTTTTTAATACTGCCCTGCCAATTAGCCACCGGCTGCCTTTATATCGTAGGCAATTCTTTATGATCCAATATACCCCCAACGCGGACTTACCACCACCGGCACCCCCACCAAAAATTATTTCGTTTGTCGTTTGGTCCTCTAAATAGTTAAGCGCTTGTGTTTGTTTATTTGTTAATATCATTCGTCTTAGTTTCGATCCAATTTATCGCCATATCTCCGGATACCTCGTTTTGTATCTTATCGCTGTATTTTTTTGGGTTTAATTTAGATACGATCCACTTTCTGGTGTCAACTTGTAAACGCGCCCTTTGCACTGCGGCGTTATTACCTACAGCGCCGGACTTCGTACTTATGTAGTCTTCTGTCTTATCGTCACAAATATTTAAAATTTCCTCAAAGATAGCATCCGCCCTGTATTCGCACGCACGGGCGTACTGTTTTCCTCTGTCTTCGTTTTCAAGCCACTTATAGAAAGTCTTAGTGCTCGGCATATCCGGAAGCGTTAACACTTTGCGGACCGCGTCACCTTTGCGCACGCCCTCTAAAATAGCTTCAAATATAGGTTTGATAGTTTCCTCAGTGTATTTCATAACATTAAATTTATACAAAGGTAGAAAAAAAAGCACAAAAAAAACCCCACCAATTAAGGCAGGGTTTCAAACCACTAAAAAAAAACTATCTTAATACATTATTTAATATAACTAGCGCTTGATGCAGCCCTCTAATAGATCCTTTATGCTTGCATACTTCAAATAGGCTTTGATCATCCTCTATACTATTTTTTAAGTATTCCTCGTATAGATCGTGTTTTAACTGTATTAAGTTAATTGCCTCCTGTACTTTTTTTGCGTCTATAAATATTGCTGTTTCCATCTGTTTATATCTTTGTTTATGTTTTTAAATTTGTTTTCGGTTGGTTGGTATATTATCACCTGTTCTATAAATTCGAATATTTCCGGCATATCCGCCGCCTCTAATTGATCGAGTAGCTTTTTAGGCTTTATACCTGTATAGTAGATATATCTTTCAATTGCTATCGGCATACAACCTGTGCGCGCCGATATCCTTTGTAGTATTGTTTTCATATGGTTGCTAATATAAAGTTTTCTAATTCTATAGTGCTATTGATTACCTCTATAGTATAATTGATTTTTATTTTTTCTTTTGCCTGTTCTAAGTTTTCCGCCGCGATCGCCTTTTGTATATTCTGGTATCTACCTGTTGACGTTTTTTTGCGCCCTTGAAAGTTAATATAGTATGTTTTCATATCTTAGTTATTAATTACGAAGCCTGTAGTATCTTTTTTTGCCTTACCTTTTGCTTTAAGGCCTAAAATTACGCCCTTAGGATGCAAGAAAGTTAAGTCGGTTTCGTCACCGTCAATAATTTGATAGCCACCATAAAACGCGGGTAATTCATTTTTAAATACCGCAGCTACATTATTACCTAATATTAGCAAGGCTTCCGCTTCCTTTTGATTGATAGGATCTTCTGACCTCGAAAAAGTAAGATCGTAATTTGCAGGCAATTTCTTTAAAAACCTGTTAAATACTTTTGTATAGTCATAAAACTGAACAGTCGGAAAAATTTCCATAATATTAGAGTAGACTTCGCCCTCAAATAAGAAAGGTATATTTTCGAAGGGTATATCTGTAGTCCCATTCAATCTAATAGCGATATTTTCCGCACCGTGTTTTTTAACTGCTTTTTTTATTTCTTTTGCCGCTTGTTGCATAAAGCCTTCGCGATCTTTTAAGAAGTATTCTGTCTTATTGATCCGGCTTAATTTTACATTAGGAAATGATCCACGGCCCGCAGTAAATAAACAAGACTTTTTGCAGCCTTCGCTTGCTTTACTACAAAGGTTTTTTCCTAGGCTGTTTTGTTTCTCTGGTGACATATAAATAATAAACGTTTTGTATCCTTTTTTTTCGCCTTTAATAGTTTTGCTATTTTGCACGCCGAATAAAGTTTCTGGTTTTTTGTAATTAAAATTAATCGAATTTAAGAAGTTTAAGAAATTTTCCATTTTTTTAGTTTTTTAGTGGTTTTTTGGTTTGGTTAATTAATTGATTAATGCTATAAAGCCTAAACTAAGGACCATAACAATCATTAAAACGATATAAGCCGCGAAGCTATAAAGCGCGTCATTTATCTCAGCTTCTGAAAGCCCTTTGTACTGGTTTACTGGTGTAGTTTTTAATCTGTTCATATTTTTAGCGTCGTTGGTTTGTTTCGACACTGCAATTGTACAAACTTAATTAAGATAATACAAATAAAAAGATAAACTATTTTGTAACTGCTTGAAAATCAGGTAAATTATTTTTAATTAAAATTATATTAGGATATATGAATTATTTAAATATACCTTTGCCGGCAAAATTAAATAGTAAAATTATGCAATAAAAAAAAGATTCAATTTTCTGACAGGACCAAAAAAGGCATTTTTTCCTTATGGCTATTTTATGCCCTATTTTTAGGACAGTGCCCTTTTTTTAGGACAGTGTACTAAATTTAGGACACTAACAGATTTGCTATACCTTAGCCAGTCTCAAAACCTAGCCAGTCCCAAAAGTTACCTAGTCCTCAAAAAGCTAGCTAGTCCTCAAAAACCTATCGAGTTCAAAAAAAGTTGTCGAGTTCAAAAAATTATCGAGTTCAAAAAAAATTAAACAAACTTTTTAGACAGTTCATATTCTTTTCGCAAATAATTTATTTTTTGTGTTAAGACATCAATAAAAGAATTTGTTGAAAATCTTATATTTTTAATTTCTGCTAACTTAATTTCAAACGATCCCTCTACTTCTCGGTACTCTTCGCCATCTACTATACTTTGCTTCTCTCTATTACCCTGTGTGCCTTCTCCCTCAAGATATAATCTTGCCTCAACTATTTTCCTGGTGTTGTAGGCTTCAATATATCCTTTGTGAATTTCCGTTTCTAATTCGTTTAAAAGAAATAAGTATCCGGCTAACCTTAGATTTGAGTTGATTAGGTCCTCAATATTGGTTGTCTTATTTGCTTTGATGATTTCAGCTTTGATTTTGTCTATCATAATTGTTTAGCGTCTTTTAGGTCTAAATATCCTACTTGTTTTAGTATTTCGTGATTTTCTGCAAATTGTGTTGTTTTTGGGAGTAATTTCCATATCCACTCCGGATTTAAGGCTAATTTAAAGGAATATACCCCTTTAGGAGTAGAATTTATGTAATAAGGAGAGTAACCATACCCCAAACTTAAATCTACTAACCGATCATACTTATACTTCTCAATCATTAAAGTATCGTAGTGTACTTCTCGGCATTTTAATTCAATAAACATCTTATACTTCTTAGAGTAGCAGTCAAAACTTGAATATTCATCTCCGCCTTTAAGATCCGGAATATATTTGTCTTTTAGGAATTTAAATAGTTCTGATTCATTCATAAATCAGCTATTTTTTGTGTATAAAAGTCAATTAGTTCTTGATAATCTAATTTGCCCATCTTTTTTGTTTGATGCCTTTTGTGTTCAAGGAAATCCATACCACCCTTGCCTATTTCTTTTTCCAGTCTTTTATAGTATTCAATATAATTACCTTTTTTGGCTATATTACATCCGTAGCACTGGGGACGGCAATTTTGTTCGTCGTATCTTAGGCTTAAAATACCTCTTGAATAGAAATGACCGTTCTGTATTTTCTTGTATGGTAAAACTTTATCACAAGTAAAGCACTGGACATCTAAATTCTCATCTGCATACTTTAACCGAATATAAGTAGAGAATATCGCATCTGCTTTCTTCTTTAAGATTGTTGTACTCATAAGTTTATTTTTTGTAGTGAGGACAGGATTTGAACCTGTATTTTAGGTAGGGTATGTACACTTCCCGTTTGAAGTACCTTGCGTTTACCATTTCGCCACCTCACTATTTTATTTTAAAAGAATTTTAGTGTAACAAACCTCAAATACTATTCCCCAAGTCATTGAGAATAAGATAATATCAAAATAACCAAAGATAGGCTTATAAGTAACTATTGCTAAAGACATAAACAAAAGCATAAAAGCCTTAAATAAATGCCACCCATCCGTTAAGAACGAAAGTATAGTTGAAGATAAAAAAAACTTTTCGCCATTTTCTTTCTCGCCCCACTGCCATTTGTTTCTCCAAGACATATTCCAATCCCAAAATTGTCTATTTTTTAGGTTTCCAAATATAGAAACATAATACCTGGTAGATAGAACATCCATTACCGAGTTACAAAAAGCTGCTAATATTATAAAGATTAAACTCATAAGTTGTCATTAAAGTTACAAAAGTTCCCATTTTGGGATTTTTAAAGCTCATTATTCGTATAAATGCGTATCAATACATCTCACTTTTGAGCCACAAAGTTATTATTTTCCATCATTGCGCCTATTTTTCTTGCTCTGCGCCTATTTTTTCCACCATAACGCTAAAATTGGAAATTATTTTCCAAATGTTTCGTTGTAGTATTTTTCTGCTGTTTCGTATGGCTTATCTCTAAAATGCCACGATTGATTATAGGTGTAGATGATTTTCTGCTTCTCTATTTCTTTAAATTGTTCAAGCAATTCTTGTATGTCATCACCATTACCCTTTAACAATCCTTTTTCATAAAGTGCTATTGCAAATTGCTCTACTACTGTTTGCTTTTCCATTTTGTCCACTTATAAGAATTTAACTTTATTGCTATGCACAAATACTACCCCGTCTGACTTTTCAAACCATATTGGATATTTACCACTTCTGTGTGGTATTACGGATGTTGTGAATCCTATTTTACCATTTACTGATACTTTTTTCATTTGTTTGTTGTTTAAGGTGTTTTCTATTTCTTTCATTTCACTATCGGTTTGTTAGGTAATGGCATCCAATGGGTAACTTTACCGCCTCTTGGCTCTGAAAAATGGTCATCCATATCTTCATCATCCCAAGATTCGTGATATGTATTATAAGGTCTTGCAATTACACCAATATTAGGACAATAAACATTACACCATACATAAACCGATTTTTGTCCTTGCTCTTTTTCAGGCAACCTATCCTCCACGCTTATCCATTCGCTTTGCTTTTCAAGTGCTTCGATAGCTTCTTGTAGTTTTTTTACCCTTACTAATACTGCTAATTCATTATCGTTTCCTACATTATACCTTTCACCGAAAGTTATTGCTTCTTTCAATTTCTCTATTAATTCCTTTACTGCCGTTTGTTTTTCCATTTTGTTTGTTATTTAAGTTTTACAATCTCAATCAGTTTTTTAATACACTCAAGCTCTGCTTCTTTATAAGTACCATTAAATTTTAAAGGTTCAGTTCCGCATAGTCTATTCCATTTATCATTAATAATTAGATAAGAAAACTCTTGAGTACCAACTTCAATTAATCCTGTTAATCTATATTCTTCTCTAAACCATCTAAATACTTGTTGGTAAATTGGGGCTTTAATAAGATTCTTTTCTAATAAATTAGAATCAAACATTTGTATTAGTATTTCACCAGTTGGCTCTTCCCATTCGGTAACAATACAATATCTACCAAAACAAGGTTCATCAAATCCTAATTCTTTTAAAGCTAATGCTTCTTGGTATGGCATAAATTCTTTTTCCATTTTGTTTGTTGTTTAAAAGTTTATAATTTGTTAAATATTTTTTTGGTGCTTGTTAAATGTTTGCATAACTTTTTAGTAAAGTTTCATTCACTTTGTCCAGTTAATTCGTTAAAAAACAGGACATTACACGCCTTGTAAATATTGTAGGTGTTAAATCTTATTGATTGCACCTATACATCTTTTACAAGTCATCTATCATTTCAAGTGTTTTAACTCTTTCACTTAACTCTGCTATAATTATTTCAGCTTCGTGCCTCAAAGTTAATAATTCACTTCGTAATAAAGAATTTTCTCCTTGTAAATCAGTCATCATCACAAAAGCTAAATTAAGCGTTTCTAAAGCATTCAAATTATCTTGGTAGGTCTTACTATCAATTTTAGTTTTGTTTGCCTCTAATAGCTTTATTTGCATCACTAGGAGTAAATCTGCTATCCTAAACAAAGTAGCTTGTCTAAAATCAGTCTTTGGAATCCTTTTTTCTAATTCGTCTTCTAAAATAGCTTTTAATGGCTCACTTAACTCGTGTAACTTTCTCATCACTTAAAATAAATTTCTTGTCTTGCACTGGGTTAATTAGATTAATAATCTCTCTTAAAGCATCCACATAATACTGCGAACTTAACTTATGGATTGGTAATTGTTCAAATAATTCTAAACTAAAAAGCCTGGCTTCTGAATGTTTAGCAAATTCTTGTAGGGTCATAATTAAAAAGGTAATATTTTTGGTTGTTCAAATGTAACATAATTTCCAGCATAACTTTTAGTTCCGTTAATTTCTTCGTAGTAGCAGTTTCGCCAAGTATCAAAGAATAAATCAAACTCTCCACAAGCACCTATTCCTTTAGGTTTACTTTTTTGGACTATAATTTTAACCTGATTTATTTGATAAGGTGTTCCAAATTCGTCTTTTAAGCCTTTAGGGTATCTCCAAACACAAATCATTTGTTCGCCTTTTCTAAAGGAAGTTTCGCCATTATCAATATATCTTGGATCAGTAGGGGGATAAAAAGATATACCGTCTACTTCTTTTTTAACTCCTGCTTCTCTTGCAGCGTGCATAATAATCGTATGGTGATAGTTATGCTCTCTTGCGTACATCCTAATCTTCCCTAAAACTCTTGCCATATAAAGATTGATAGATTCGCCTTGTAACTCGTGCTTGACCTCATTAAATGGATCAGTAGTAATTGTGTCAAACTTAACTCCGTATTTCTCAACTGCTTGGTGAAAGTCATCTAAAGTAATATCTTTTACTCCTGTATCCATTATGTAAAAGTATTGGCTAACTTCTTGACCAATTCTAAACATTTCACTTTGGGTTAATCTTGAAAGTTTATTACCGTCTAAATCGTGAAAAGGCTTACCGGACCACTTATGAATAATCTCTGCAAATATTTCAGCAGGTGTTCCTGTTTCCGGTGAGAAGATTAAATGCTTCCACTTTTTCTTTTTTGATAGGTTGATAAGACATTCCCACCAAAATTCTGACTTTCCACTTGCAGGAGTTCCGTAGATATAAGAAGTTGCACCTTTTTTAAAGGATATTAGTTGATCCATTTGTGAGAATCCTACTTTCTCGCCACTTGCATAACCTTTTTCAAATAAATCGTTTATTTCATCTGAAACATCCGAATAGTTTTTAATAAATTCCATTAGTTTACGACTGGTGAGTAAAGATGATTGACTACTGTTTTAATTTTATTTTCTTCTGTGAACCAATTGTTCATAACTGTGTTTTTCCAATTAACTACCTTTTTACCTTTGCTATTTTTCCAATTAAGATTATTGTAATAGTTCCAGGCTTTCTTAGCTACATCTTTTCGGTAACCATTCTCAAAAAAGTAATTTTCAACTTCTTCAATTAAAGGAATTATAAACTCTTCTGTCTTTATATTTACTTTACTTTCTTTTACTTTACTTTCCTTTAAAGCATTGCGGTCGCATTCATTCGGTAATGCGTTTGCATTTTTCCACCTCTTAGAAGCGTTTAAAGAGGCTTTTTCGGATTTATCATTTCTCTTATCTAACCTTTTTTGTACTGATTGACTGCTAAAAAAACCATCCTTAATTTCAAATAAATCAAAGTCTTTTATAATACTTTCAACTACACTTTTATCCGTTCGCAGTTCGTGTGCTATACGCCCGCATTCAAATGGTAATGCGTTTGCATTCAAGTAAAGATCTTCAATTAAGCACCAGTAAATTCCATAACCGGTAATACCGTGCTGATAAAGTAATTCTTTAATTTTAGAATCACTTCTTGCGGTGTAATCGTGTGAAAAATAAAATGTATTCATATTTAAAAAAAAAGAATCCCACCAGGTCGAGATTTGGCAGGATTCAAGGTTAGTAGTGAGTTTAACCTTATTTTTAATTTCATCTGATCTCGACTTCAAATGAAATTATAAGCAAATATAACTATAATCTTCTATATCTAAAATATTTTTCTAATCTTTTTGATAAAGCAAATTTGCTTACTCCGTACTTATCAGCGTAGTGCTGCATACTTAAACCATTACCTAAATAATCAGCTAAAAACAAATCAAATACTTTGTCAGCAGTAATAGTTGACTTCTTTTTATGATCGTGTCTGGTTTTTACACCTCTTAACTTGAAAGTCTTTCTTATATGCCTTTCGGATATATTATATTTCTTGCTTAGGTCCTGTATTGTTATGTTGTTTGTTGTGTAATCTTCTAAATAATCCATCTTTTATGTTTTTTAAAATACTAACGCTGCTCGTTAGCACTTGGGTGCTACCCTGTTAAATTGTTAAACTTTCCCCAAAATTTTTTCGCAGGACACCTCTTATCTTTGGCGCAAAAAGAACGCTTGCAGCAGCACCAATATTATTAATTAAAACGGTAAACTGTCTTCTTCTGTGGCAATTGTAATTACTTCTGTACCTACATTATTAATCTTCCAGCAGTCTACACTTGTAAAGCAATCTTCTTTACCTTCTTTGTTTTTGTAAAGTTTACCAGTAAGGTTAATTTGACATACAACTTCGCTACCTGGTGCAAATGCTTGTAATAGATCTATCCTTTTTTGTGTAAACTGAACTTTAATGTGTTGCGTGTAATCGCCATTTAAAGTCTCTAATATTACTTCTTGTTTCTTAAATTTATCGGTAATTTCTTGAATTGGTCCGATTGCATAAATTGTGCCTTGTACTTCCATTTTATTTTTTTTAAAGGGTTATTTTTGAATTGTTACTTTAATTGTTTCGGTCCTTAAAACTATTGGAGGATTGACTACTTCTCCAGTTTCTGGCAAGTATACTGCTGATTTGATAGCTTTTAAAAAAGATTCTCTTTCTTTCATTTTAGCTTTAATATCAGCTAATTCAGCATTTAACTTATTCCATTCAAAGTCATCACAAGCGGTAAAATCATATTTACTTGTAGTAGCTGGTTCTACCTTAGCACCAAAGATATTAATTCCTTCTCCTTTAGATAGCTTAAGTTCTTCCATTGCAGAAGGTCTTATTTTTGTAATTACATCTTCTAATAAATCTTTTAATGCAATAAATTGAACTATTTTTTTACTTGCTAATATTTCTCCTTCGATAATTGGAATAGATATTAATTCTACTGCATGAGATATTGAAGATTTACTAATGTTTTCAAAGTCTATGATTTGTGCCTTCTCAAGGTCATTAATCGCATTGTTATTTATCATATAAATGCTTTAAAGTATTTCGTTAGGCTTAACAGTTAGTAATCTTAAGGTCTCTGCATCCATTGTGTATGTTTCTTGGATATAGGTTAAATTATTTGCATCCTTTAAGAAACCTGCTCTGCATTTATCAAACAATTCAGTACCTACTTTTAAGATTGGCTTAAGTTTTTCTTCTACCATTTTGACTGCATCGTGCATATTCGTTGCATCAGCATCTTTGGTATCATCAATAAGGAATAAACCATTAAGAGCATATTTCCGAGCATAACTGGAACTCGCACCAAAACTCTGTGCAATATCCATACCTTTTCTGTTGGGATCAATACCCGCAGAAGCGCAACTATTAAACTCTTTACCATCTTTATCAAAAAATTGAATATAAGTTTCGCAAAAGATTATTCCTGCTTTCTCTTCGATTTTATCCGATATTGTCATAACACATTCGTATTTTAACAATAAAGGCTTTAAGGCTTCTAAAATATCTTCCGTAGAACGATACTTGTATTTACCAAAAGAATTATACTGATTCTTAGGTGCTTTTAATTCTGATTGAATATTTAATAATGACATAATCTTGGTTTTGGTTTTTAAAGATACAATTATTTGATTAAATTAAGATAATTATTTTTAATTATTTGCTTAGCAATATGGTGTTCATATTCGTTTGTAACTCTTTGTATTTCAGCCTCTTTAAAGCGATTGATAAGGTACATAGCTTGAACTGATTTGCAATAATTACCATCTGCTAAGGTTTGCTTGTAAAGTCTGATTAACTTATCCAACTTACTTTCCTTCGGCGGATTATTAATAAATTTGTGTACTGTGATTATGCTCATTATCTTGGGCGACAAATGTTATAAAGTGCAGTACCTAAATAAGATTGAGAAGTTAAAGTTGGTTGAGTAAGCATCTCTAAGATGATTTCTTCGTAGTTTTCTCTAATAAACTCGTCAATTTCTTGTGTAAAGTAAATCGGATTTTCTGCCGTTTCAATACTTGTAGGTTCTAACTCAATTTTTACTTGACCTCTTGAAGTATCGTAGTTGTCAATAATCCAGGCTCTTAATTCTAAGAACTCAAAGTTGTGGTAATAGATAATAAATTTGTTGGTGTACTCAACATAATAGCTTTCAAAATTGTCGCCTTGAACTACTTCGATTTCGCTGATGATTGGGTTTGGGATTTTTTTCATTTTGTTCTGGTGATTGTTAAAGAGTTTTCGATTTTACCTTTGCAAGAATAAACCTTGCCGTTGAATTTTTTGTAGTATGCCAGTAAGGCTCGGATTCGATTGCCTTCTCGCTCATCTACATTTAGAGTATCCCCGACTTCTAAAGCCTTGATCTCTGCTGCTTGTTGTTTGTTGTAAATCATTTCTTATTGTTTGGTTCACAAATGTCTTAATTAAAATTATATCTACAAATATTATTTTACTAAAGTGCATTTGCAAATTGTAACTAACTGATAATCAAAGAAATTATTTTTAAAGTTTTTTTAGGATTAGGTAAACTGCGATAGCAATACCCAATATTAAGAATAAAGTAGTGTTATTTTTTGGCTTCTCTTCAATAGTAGAAACCTTTTGGACCTTAATAGCCTTGTTTTCTTTCTTATCGATTTTAAGGCTCTGTAAGCGCTTCCTTTCTTTGATGTGCCTCTTTATATGGATTGCCTTTAGTTTGTACTTGTAATCGCCTCTAATAGCTTCTAATGGAGTAACCTGATGGTTTACTAATGTATCAAAAACATAAGCTATTTCTTCGGTAGTTTCAATATCACTTGAATCGGTAGCTAATTCTACTTTTTGAACCGTAGTTATAACCGAATCCACTTTTGTAGTTTCTACCAACTTTTTAGACTTACAAGAAGATAGTAGTAAAATTACTACCAATCCAAGTATTATTTTTTTGGCGACCATAACTTAATTAGTTTCTTTTGTCTTTCTAAACGGCAATCAGCCTTGCACTTTGAACAATAGACTTTGGTTCCCGAAGATATGTATTCAGTCTTGCAGCACTCGGAAATAGTCAAAGGGTTTACCTGCTCTATTTCGGTTGTAACTTCTATATTTAAGTCTTCTTTTATTTCTTTTGATTTCTTTGCCATAATTTAAACTAACATTAAGTTCCTTTCGCAAATTTAACCAAAATAAAGTAATATTCCTACTTACCGCCTTCATACTCAATCTCTCTATTTAAACACTCAATAGCTTTCTTTAAGTCCTGGACTAATAAATCCTTCTTACCTGCTCTTAAAATATACTTAATAGCATTACCTTTCATAAATGATAAATTGTAAGCATTTGCAATATCAATCACATCCACCGGCACTCCTTTAATCTCTACTTTGTAGTATTTAGGCTTTGTAACTATATCAGCTATTTTACTCCCTGTTAATTCGATAGGTTTAAATTGATATTTAACGCTGCAATTAGTGCAAATCTCCGAGCATTCGCAATTCTCTAAATGGTTAATTTCTTCGATAGTTTTCATTTTGTTTCTCTTTTAGTTTTTCTTTATTTGTTTCGGTTATTAATTCTCTTCGTACTATTTCAATTTGGTTGTATAATTCTTTTAATTTCTCAACTAACATCTCCCTCTTTGTCTTCATCATAATCTAAAAAGTCTAATCGTGTTTCAATCATTTTAATTAACCTTGCTTGTGTTAAGGTTTTGTAACTTGGGAATAAAAGTAAACTTTTTTCCTCTAATTCAAAAAGAAAATAAACAAAGAATTTAAGTTCCTCTAAAATCTCGCCATCAGTTACATCAAATATTTCCTCTTCTTTATTCTCCATATAAAACACCGTTATAAACACATTTATAATCAATAATAGCGTGTGGTTGTGCAAAGAATAAAACCTTGTCGCCATCAATCTTAAAAGTAACCTCTAAAAAGCCTTGACACCAATCAGCTATCTTGCCTGTTGGTAGATATTCTACTGCTTCCATAAGCCTGGTGCATCCAACCTCAAACCAAGCATTAATATTATGCCTATTACGAATGTATCGCATTCCAAGCCTGTGTGAGTGTCCTGTGCAACCCGAACCCCAATACTCAATTATATTCTTCTCACTTGCGTTTTTTGTTAAAGATAATCCGTGAGTAATATCAAAAATATCAAAGTAATTAAAGACATCCGTAGGGTCATAAACCATATCGTTCTCAGCCAAGTGTAACATCTCTTCAAACTTCGTTGATTCAAAATGTTTATAAAGAATAGCTAATCTTGCTAATTGTCCTTTGGATAATAAAAAAGGCTTTGTAACTCGCTCATCGTGATTGCCAGTTCTTATAGTAATCTTTGCATCCGTTGAAAGTCTTAAAGGCTTTAGAATCTGTTCTTCGGTGTATCTAAACTCCTCTACTTCATTATATCCTTTTAAGATACCATCCATAAAAAGTTTATTCGTATGTTTAGAAACAAAAGGCAAATCTACTATATCTCCGTTGATACAGACTTCATCAAATTTATTGTGTTGTAGAATGTTGTTGATTACCCTTAAACATTTAAGGTCTGCAAGCCAACCGTGCGGATCAGAAAATACAAATAGTTTGTAAGTTTTTTTGTCGGTAAGTTTCTTTAACTGATATTGGTTAAATTCAGTTTCTGATAGTCTTGGTCTGTGCATAAAGTTTTTTTCTCGAATGTAGTTATTATTTATCTCTTATTCAAAGGCTTACGATTTATTGTTGTCATATAACCACCCAAAGCAATTAAAGCCGAAAGGAATAGCTTAATACAAGTATTTAAAGACCATATAAAATTATCCCAGTCAATAGTAATCCAAGCATTCGCAATAGCTACAATCGCTCCAAATACAGTAGAAAGTGTATTATTTAATTTTCGCATACAAGTTGAACTCCCTTAATCTTCTTCTCATTAATCCTTTACTAACTACACCACCTACTTTAATCCACATCATAAAGCCAACCTTAATCTTCTCAATCGTTTGACCACCATTAATAAACTTAACCAAAGATGACTTTGCAAACGCTCCGCAACCAATATTATAACATAAGCAAAATAAAGCATCAAATTCATTCTGTTTAAGCGGTCTAATAACATATCTCTTAATACAAGCAGTGTAAGTATCAGAAGTATCAAGGAATAGCTTATAAGCCTCCTCTTCGGTTATTTTATCGCCTTTCTTTACAGGCTGACCATTATCGTATTTAGTCGAACCGATTCCAATTGTCCAAACCGCAGCACTACACTGGTAACTTTCTAATTTTAAGCCTTCAAACTCAACTAATAGTTTTAAACCATCTTCGCTTATTTGTGCCATAAGTAGTCTTTAATAAAAGTTATACCTGTTATCGTTAATATAAAAGCACCAATTCTTACTGCCCAATTTATCCCAGTATTATAATCCCTTACTTCTTGCACACTTTTTTCAGTATCTTCTAAAGTTTCTTCGATTAATTCTAATCTTTGAAGGATGCCGTTTCTATTTAGCTTTGAGCCTGTAATGGCTTGGCTAATCATTTCTACATTTATAGACAAACTTTTAAGCTGGTCGTTTATTTCTTTTAACTCATTCATTATTCTCCAGGTGTAATTAAACTTTCAACATCTTGTATTTTAGAAGTAGTGCTTCCTGGTTGTCCTTGACCTGCTGCCATATCGTTAACATTTGTAGCCCAAGACCGGAAACCTGTTTCTAATTTATCAGTTTGGCTTTGATGTGTAGTGATATTTGTTTTGTTTGATACATAATCAAAAGATGCCTCGTGCATAAAGTGTAAACCTTGTGCTAAAGCTATATTAAAGACTTGCCCAAAAGATATATTTTTACCGTAAACATTACCTGTAAATTTTTGCCAGGTAGATTGATAAAAAGATAAAATTGAACTTGTTGTACAATTATTTAAACTTCTTCCTCTTTTTTCAGAAATTTCAGGATTATAAACTTCCCAAATTCTTAACCATCTATCAGAAGTTATAATTGTCCCCGCTTCACCCACAAATCCAATAAAATCTTCAATAATTTGTGATTGATAACTACCAATTCTTCCTCCTTGATATTGTAAATTTTCTAATCTATAAATATTTGAAAAAAGATTTGTACTTATTTGTGTATTTGGAAGATTTGTACTAACATACATATTAGCAATAACATTTTCCCATCCTTGCGGTATAATACTTACTTTAAAGTTATCAAATTCTACAAATGTATTTTCAAAATTATTATTTACTTGAGGTCTTATAATTAAAGTACCAAAATTAAAAATAGAATCAGTTTTACTTAAACATTTAAAATTTATCCAATTATCTTTTTCTGATAATAAAATTGGTATTCTTGTATTTTTATCAAAATATGAACTTGCAGAATATTGTACCCAATCACCTGTGTAATTTAAATATCTTGTTCCTCCTGCCGATCCAGGAGTTCCGGCTGAAGATTTAACAAATGCAATATTTATATAATCGTTATCATTATGATCAGGAGTAAATTTTAGTGCGCACTCTACTTTAATAGCTAATCTAGGAGGTAAATCTGTTGCAAAATTAGTCAACAACATATTTGTGTATAGATAATTATTTAGATCTAATGGTCCTGAATTAGCTTGTTTTTCAAATACATTTAATGTCTTAGCGTCAAATGGAGTATTTTCAGCATCATATTTTTGAAAAAATCCAAATATACCTTCTTCTTGCCAATCTGTTGGAATTTGTGTAGTAGTTGCATAATCTTTATAAAACCCAAAATTATCAACTAAATTTCTTTCAAAATTTGGATAAACATATTGAACACCAGTTAATCTTTTATTTAATGAAACTAATTGATTAACATCCGACCAAATAACATTTCCAGAATTACCAATAGAAGAATAGAAATTAAAAGTAAAAACACTTAAGTAAGTCCCATCAATATCATACTTTAAACCATTTTGAAACTTTTGACTAACTGATATATTATCAATTAAAAGATAACCTGTTGAATCATCATTATTATTGAAGAAATTAATACTAAATGTACCTGCACTTGCAGTATAAGAAAATTCATAATAAACCCAATCATCAGTAGTACCTTGACTAAATTCTTCAACACCATCTATTTCAATTCTTACAACTGCTTTTGGAGAACTACCAGAATCAAAATTCTTTGCCCAAAAAGAAATAGTATATTCAGCAATTTGAAAAGCTAAATCTTGACTAACATAAGAAGCGTTATCTCCAAATATTTTAGGACACTGACTTCCATTTAAACCTCCTGTTGGAGAATTAACTACATCACCAACTGTTGACCAATATTCATATAGTGGAGGTAAAGCACCAGCTATACTAAATCCTCCGTCAGTAACTAAATCATTTACTGCAACATCACCAATAGATATTACATACCAAGTAGCATTTGAATTTGATTGATATAAAACACATCCTAAAGAACGCATTAAATTAGTTATAAGGAAATAGCAATCTTTTGGAGTAAATGACTTCCAATCCATTCCTGAATAATCAGAAAGTTTTAAATTTGCTACATTATAAAGAGTTTCCCCTATTTTAAGTTGAGAAAATATTGCAACATTTAAATCACTTCCAGTCTTTTTTAATAATCTGCAAATAAAATCTTTTACCGAAATACCATTATAAACAGAAGTGTCTTCGTATAAAGCGTAGTAATCTTCTCTTGAATATTTAATATCTTTTAAAGTGGCTAAATTATCACTTGCAGTTAATTGAAGGTAATATTGTTCTTGCCATTCATATTGTATAACATCAGGCAAAAGAAATCCTCTCCACTTTATAGAATCAGTTGTACCATTATTTTCATAAAGAGTAACTCTCCAAGTATATTCATCAGTATCAAAAAAGAAATCAGAAGGTTGTACTAAAGAATTAGCAGGGATAAAACATTTTATATCCGCAAAAGAAGCGCGAATAGGAGAAAATATATTATCTTCAGTAGCTTTATAATTTAAAACAAAAGGTTCATTCTGTGCCGGAATTAAATCTATTACATCAGGAGTTCTAACAGTAGCTTCTCTTTTCTCAAATTTTACTTTATAGAAATAAGCAGTACCTACTTGGTCATTACCTTTAAATTGTAAATTATAAATATGATTATAAAACATTATATCACCCTCGAATTTTTAATTGCAGTATTATCTAATAATAATCTCATCTTATCTCCCATAATATCAATTTGATATCCACCTTGCCCTGTTGAATTTGAAGGCATAGCGACTCTTCCTGAATTATTAATTCCAAGCGTAGCACCAACTAAAGTTCCAAAGTTATTAACTCCTTTCATTCCAAACACTTTAGCAATATCGGCAAAAGATTTACCTGAAGCAAATCCAATAGCAGATAATAAAGCAAATAAGACAACTGCAACAACAATAGCAGCAGCAATCTTAGCCATTAACGCTCTTATCATTTGATTAAACATTTCAGCAAAGTTAGCAGAAAAGTTTTTACCAGTAAATAAAGCATTCTCAAAAGCATATTGAACACCTTGTACAAATGAACTAAATGTTTGTTGCCAAGCAGCAGTAAACACTTGTGCGCTTGTTAAAGTAGTAGCCGTTAAATCTTCTAATTTTAGCTTAACAAGATCTATTTGAACTCCTAATGCTTTGTATTGTTCAGCATTTGTTGCTTTTTGTTGAGCCTCTTCTAAATCAGTTAATTCTTGTGTAAGTGTATTATATAAACCTACTGGAGGAGGAGCAAGTGTCTTACCTAAACTATTTTTAGATTCTGTTAAATATTGTAATAGTGTTGTTAATCCTTTAATATTAGGACTATCTTTACTTAAACTATTTAATTGTTCATTAACTCTTTGTATTGCTAAATCTAACCCGTCCATAGAAGATGGATCAATTCCATTTAAAACATCTTGAAGGTTTTGAATTTCTTTTGTTACTTTTTTAAATTCTGCTGAATTAGGTATTAAACTTTTTAAAGATTCTTGTTTTATTTTAATTTCAAACTCAATAACTCCTATATCACCATCTGTAATGCCTTTAGCAGTTAATTTTAATAGTTCAAGTTTTTTAGTAAGTTCATCAATATATGATTGTTTTTGAACTAAAGGTTGACCTTTTAATTTATCTCTTTCTACGGTTAATTCTTTTATTTTTTTAGTTAACCCACCAATAGTATCTAAATCATCAGGAACAACAACAGGGGTTAAAGGTTTTCTTCTTAATAATTTAACATATTCAGCCGCTAATAGCATTAATTTATTTCTTACTCTCCATTCTTCACTACCAACTTTCATAACTGCTGCTAAATCTTTTTGGTCTTTTGCAAAGTCAGCTAATCCTTGAATATTTTTTTTGTTAAACATTTCAACAACATCATCAGATAAATCTTTAAATGCTTTTTGTGCTTTATACAAGCCATCACCATTAATTTCTGAATATAACCTTTTTACATTTTCTTTAGCTTGATCAAATGCTTCAATATTTAAAGTACCAAATTTTAATAATATATTAAATAAAGAATTAGCTGCACCCCCACTCATCGATTCTGTAAAAGCATTTTTTAATCTATTTAAACTAGCAGTTGTGCTATCAATACCATTTGCTGCATCACCACCAATACTTTTATCTAATTGAGTAGCAAACTTAGGTAAAACATCAGCAGCCATTAACTGACCTGTTTCCATCAACTTCATCAATTTTGCAGTAGTGTTTCCTGTTGCTAAAGCCATAATAGCTAAAGCACCTGGTAATCTATCGCCTAATTGACCTTTTAACTCTTCCGCGTTTACAGTACCTTTTGACATCATTTGACCTAATGCTCTTAAAGCACCTTGTGTGTCATCTGCTGATAATCTTAAAACTGCTGAAGCCCTAGCGACTGAATCAAATATTTGATTTGTTTGTTCTAAAGAAGCACCTGAAGTAATTGCAGCACCTGCAAAATATTTATATGAATCTGCTAAAGTAACAAAATCCAATCCCAAAGTATTAGCCATATCTGCTAACCTTCCCATTTGTGATTCTGCTATAAGACTTGATTTGAAAACTGTTTTTAATGCGTTAGAAGTAGCATCTAATTTTAAAGATTCCTGAAAGGATCTATTAACTAACCCAACTGCTGCTTGAAGACCAATATAACCCGCTATAAGATTCTTAATAGAACCCCCAAGCTGATTCATCGGATTAATAGGGGCTTTTAATGATTCAGCACTTTTTTTACCAAAACTATTTATAGTGTTTTGAGCTTCGGTTAATTTAGATTTTAAATCACCAATTTCTGCTCTTAACTGAACTACTATTTCTTCATTTGCCATTATTTACCTATCTTTTTAAGTATTTCTTCCTTTTCTTCTTTAGTTGGTAGTTTTACTGGTTTCTTTTGAAGAACCATATACTTATCAGTCCATAATGGAATAATTTCTTTTGGTTTCTTTTGGTTTTTCTTTTCTACTTGTGTGTTTAGAATATAACTCATTAAAGTTCTAGTCCTATCCCACTCGTTGGCTTCTTTAATAGAAATATGAATAACATATCTGATATAATCTATAAAAGTCATATCCCAAAATTCACTTGGTTTTAAACCTAAATTTATAACCGCGTTATCTAATATGCCGTCCCAAGTAAGTTTTTTTTTTCTCCATTAGAACCATCCCCACTCATCGATTTCATAGCATCAACCATTTGTTGAGTAATTACAACAACACAAGCCATAAACTCTTTAATCACATTTAACTGGTCAACATAAGTGATATTATCAACCCATATTTGAACATCATCAATTGTAAAGTCTACTACTTTTTTATTGCTCCTGTAAGAACCAACTAAACCGCAGAAAATTATATCTACAACCATATCTAGTTGAGTATAATCTTCTCCGATTTCTTTGATACTACCAATATCTGCTCCTGTAATTTGAGTATATTTTTCTAATGAATAATTACCAAATTTCAATTGCTTCACTTCTCCGTTGAGAGTAATTTCTAATATTCCGGTCATAATTGGGTTTTGTTTTTATTATACTAAGGTTAATACACCTGTTCCTGTTACTTCGATTGTATAAGTAGCAACATCTTCCATCGGACCAGATACTTCAAAAGAAGCAATATAACCACTTTGTGAAAATGTATTTGTACCGTTTGTGAATTTAACAGAAAGTAAAGTTCTATTGTTGTAAGCTGCAAAAATCTCAGTTAAAGTATAGTTAGCACCCGCAGCAAAATCTGCAAGACCTTCTCCTGAATAAGAAACATCTCTTAAACCAGGCATAACTGATTTCCATCCACCACTTTCTTTTGAAGTAGTTTCAAATAGGTCTGCATTTACAGACATAGTACAGTTTGTTAATTGAATTAATGTTTCTTCTGAACCCGCAGTACCTAATTTTAGTAATTGAGCCGTTCCGTTGTAAATTGCCATATTATTATTTTTTTAATTGTTAATTAATCTGTTATTTCAAATGTTCCTGTGAATGATACCGTATAAGAAACGACATCTTCCATCGGAGCATTAATTTCTATACTTTCAACATAAGCTAAGCCAATATAATAACCCGCAGGTATTACTGGATTTGCTATTGCTATATTAATAGGACTTCTTGCATCATAAGACGCATATAAAGTAGTAATTCCTATATCTGAAACACCTTCATCCCAATTTACTAAAGCATCTGTTGTAAAAGCAAAATCCCTTAATCCTGGTAAAGATACAGAAAAACCATTATCTTGTTTACAAGTAGCATCAATCATACTATCATTCATAGTTACTGTAACACTTCTTTGGCACATTAACGGAAAATCCGTATCTGCATCATAAAGTAATATATCTGATCCGTTTAGTACACTCATATTCCTTGTTGTATTTTAAAAGTAAATCTTATTAATCTTCTCACTAAAACTCCTGTATCTATCAGTTGTTCTATTGTATTTGTGCTTTCCATTAGTGTTCTGATTACATACCAATCAGGTAATAAATCTAAATAACCATCCTGCCTTGTTCTAACCAACTCAATTACTTCGTTTGATATTCTGTCTGATAGTAATTTACCACCAAAAGAGTTATCAAACCTTGTTCCTATTTCAATTAAAACGCTAACTTCTTGACCATAAGATTGTTTACTACCCTCTAATATTTCCGTAGAAACAAAAGTAGAAAGCAAAATATATGGTTCAGTCGCTGCTGCTAAAACACTTGCCGAATCAAAAACAGGTACTTCTTGTAAGTCTATAACGATTGCACCGCTTAGTCTTTCGTAAAGTTTCCTCCTAATTAGTTCTCCGACATCTTTCATTCCACAAATTTACGATTATTTAGTAATATTCTTACGAATTTTTCTCATATCCTGTAAAAATATTTTCCTATATTTAATAAACGCAGGGATTAAATAAGGTTGTGCTTTCATTCTACCTTTCCCATTCACATAATACTGCATAGCAAACTTCTCATATCCTGCTGGAACTTCTACATAAATACCTGTACCAAATTCTACATAAGGCGCATAAGGCGCTCCAGGACCACCAAAACTAACAGTACCTACTAAAGGATTTTGAGTATTTGTTTTACCAGAACTTCTTAAGTGATTATCTTGAATAGCTACATTTTGTAAAGCCTCTGCAAATATCTGATCAGTATTTCGCTGAATAGAAGATTTAACTTGTAATTCTGCTTGCTTTGAAATATTATTTAACTTTGAAATTACTACTTTAACACCTTTAATTATAGCCATTATACAACAATAAATTTGTTATCTTCAGTCATTAAAAACTCGTAAAACTCGGTAATCAAGAATATAGTAGGATCAATCAATCTTCCCAAAGTAGTCATTATAACTATTTCTTTTCTTCTTTCGTCAACATTTTGAAAAGCCTTTATAATATACTCTCCGCCATTATAGACAATCTTATTGATTTGAGATAAATTAGGATAATCGTCGTAACGAATAGTAAACTCGTAAACATTATCTAAAGATATTTTACCATCTTCAAGATTTCTAAAGCCCTGTTTCGCTCTAATCTTTGCCCAAACTACCTTTTGGTCAACAAATGTACCAAAGTAACCACCTGTACCATCCGAGCCAGTTTGTAAAGTCTGTATTGCGATTTGATCTCTTAAATTACCTGCCTTCATTAGATTCCAAATATAGTGTTACGACAATAAGGTTGAGCCTGTCTTCTAGCATCAGAACTTAATTCATAAGGCTGATTAGAATTACTTGAAACATAATAATTTTCCCTATTCTCGTAGTCAGTTGAAACTTGTTTTAATATGGCTAATTTTAAGCCTTTAGGAGCGACTGCAAACCCTGCTTCGTACTCTATTGTCAAACCAACAGTAGAATAAGCCTCAAGGACTTTATATTGCAATCCACGAGCAGTATATTCCACCGCCACATCTTCATCATTTACAACCGAGTCAATTAAGGTAATTGGACCATAAGGAATCTCCTGTGGAATGTGAAAGTAAAACCAATAAGCTCTAAGAGTTTTTTCCCCTAAAGATAGTCCTGTAAACTTCTCTATTCGCTCCCTTGCTGAAGTAATTAGTTCTTCTATTAAGTCGTTCTCCGAATCCGAAGAAATACGCATATAGTCTTTAGCCTCTTGTAAAGTAACTGGCTCGGTTGTTAAATCGGTTAAAATCTCGCACTGGAATTCACTATTTATCATCTTCTTTTATAGGTTCTTGAATGTCTAAAACTTTTTTAAGCTCTAATAAAGCATCAGCTACTAATTTTGCATCACTTAAATTAAATACTCCTTTTTGTGTGGCTAAATCAAGACCTTGTCCTAATATGCCGTATATTGTTTCGTTGTTCATATTCAAAGTTAGTTATTTATTCGATTTCTCCAAATTCAATATCAGGTTGGCTTTCGATAAACTCAATAGCTTTCACAATATTTGATACTTCGATTAACCCAAAGCAACCTTTTGAGATTGCAATATTTAACGCTTCTTTAATGATTTGTTTTGATGTTTTGTTGTCCATTACTTTATTTCAAAAGGTGTTAAATCTTCAGTTGTCCAATAGTCTTTAGCTAACATAATTTCTAAATGTTCTACATTCCTTTGGATTGTTTTTTCTTCATCTTCAGTTAAAGTTTCTTTTGCTCTTAACTCTTTGATAAGGTTTACGCTATCTAATGCCGCAGCATAGTTTTTAGCGATTTGTTCGGTTGTTATTTCTATTTCCATTATGCTAATAATATTTTTTGTGCTACTCCGTTAATTATTACATTCCAAACTTTACTTGAAGCGTTTACTTCAGTTGCTACTGCACCTGCTGGATAAGCTGCTGAACCTGCAACAAATTGATTAGAAGCCGTTGCAGTTGCATCTCTACCTAAAATAACAGAAGCATCATAATTACCGCTTTGAGCATTTGTTCCTAAAACTGAATTTGAACCACCTGTCGTATTACTACTTAAAGCAGCTACTCCTATTGCAATATTTGCTGAACCTGTTGTATTTGAATATAAAGAAGCATTACCAAAAGAAACATTATTTGCCCCACTTGTATTATTAAAAGCCGCTTCATAACCTACTGCGGTGTTGTTTGATACGGTGTTGTTATATAAAGCCCTATATCCTATCCCAGTATTTGATGAGCCA